TCTGCAACGAACGCACTAAAATTAGTGTAGCCACTACCACTCGAATTCGTGATCGTCGGTTGCCCACCACTATCGACGGGCATAGGAATGTTATCCAAATTAAGATCACTGGCTGTCGAAGAGAGATCAGAGGCTTTAACTAATCTTGAGGTAAGGGTAACGACTGCCCCGTCTGATCCTTGAACTTGGAGAGTCATAGCCATCTCCTTGATACTTTAAGTCTTTGTCTATTTGCCCCACCAATTCTTTTAATTGGGCTTTCGGGTTCGTTTCTCCGTGCGTCTGCCACAAACTCCAAAAACTTCTGACGGAACAGACTACTTTTTTGAATATTTCTTAGTTCATTCTCTTTGAGATACGCCCGTTCGATACACCCATAAATCAAAGCATCGTGGTACGGATTACCGATCTGCGGATTGTCTGAATCTGTGCTTGTAGTATTTGTCAGAGACGTTCGGAGAGGCTGGAGAGTTCCTTCTAAGCGAATAGAAGGATCTTGTTGTGCCGTGGTTACAAGTGAACCACTGGCAAACACGAGGTCAGTCCCAACGATACTATCCACATCAGTAGTAGGTAGCGTCATCAAATCAGGACTAAATATAGCGTCTGAAGAAATGGGTACGGGAAATACCCGAAGAGTGGGATTGGACTGATGTTCAACTACCAGTGCCCGGATCGGACCTTGTTGCTGTCGCCAATCAGGTTGAACGATAAAGCCTCCAATTGGACCGGAGACAGCCTGATTAACAGATGTCGTGCTCCCAGAAATTTGAGACGGGGAGACACTTACAGAGGTAGACCACGAGATCCCCCGATCAATAAAGCCACGTTGTGCGGCTTCATCCAGCATTGTCGGGGAAACAATCGGTATTTCAATAGCACGATTGCGTACCCGAGCCTTCTGGAGGTCCATCAAACCTGACGGACGACTATACGACGGGATTCCGACTGTAATGGGAATAGTGCTGGTCGTGATCGGGAATCCGGTCAGTCGGACAAATTCATGTTGCGAATCAAAGATGTAATCATTCAGTTCCTCGGGTATCCACCTTCGATTACTTTCGTCCTGCAGTATTCTCTCAGCCCGATTCCGTATTGTTGCCAGTGTCAGACTCATCTTCTACCGTTAAATTGTGTTTTCTTTTGGTAGGTGCTTTAAGTGATTTTGCTTCAGCTTGTGCAGCATTTCCGGTTTGGGGGTCGATCAACACTGGAGAATTCTTCGGGGAAACGATAAGAGTAACAGGGAATCGAGGTCGTCGATATCCTTCGGGAGGCCGGGAGTATTGAGTTTGAGTGTACTCAGTTTCGTAACACTCATTCATTAGACGGTTTATATGGATAGCGGAGACTATTCGAGAACTTCCTCGAGGTATAACTACTCGGTAACCGTTGATCGAAGAGGCTACTTCTCCGGTATCGTGGATATCTCTACCCATTTCGATACGGATAACCCCAAATCCATCAGGTACACTGGCAGTGTCACCATCCCACTCAGGTGCTAAATTTACAGAAGAGGATACCTGTGCAAACTTACCTGTGCCGGGATTATAATAGGCTTGAGATAATGAGGGTTCATAGAACTGAGACTGAGCCATTATTATTTTCTAATTATACGGTATAAAGAAGAAAGTCACAAGGTGACCCAAAGCCACCCTGTGAGTTTAAAGGTTATACTAGCTGAGTAGGATATACGTTCTTGTCGAATCGATACTCGACCCACACATACACCACACCAACAGTATTTGCCGCACCACCTGTTATGGAGACACGAACAATTTGATCGGAGGCAACAGCAGTCATAATCTTTGCTGCATCCATCGTAGTCGTACCTACATACATGCCGGGAGTAGAACTGTTACCCACATCAATGTTAGCGGAGTGGTAGTGGTTGGCACTAGCTGTCGTTCCTACCTGCACGTTAGCAGTAGCAGTCGTGAACTTAGCTTGATTGACAATATTAACTGCGGAGACAAAACATCCCTTGGGCAATGTAATGTCGTAGACATCCGTCCCATTCTTCACAGATGTAATCTTAACGTGCTCAGAAGTCTGAGGCACGAAGCTCATCTGCATTTTATCGCTTTTCATACATTCCTTTCTCAGAGAATGACCCGAGACCTTAACAGTCTCGGTATCAATTAGTTATCAGGTATTAGCTGCATAGCGAGTTGCAGAGCCAACACCATCTACACTAGGGGTCACACTTGATGCCAGTGTGGTAACACCTGATTCAATAGTGATGATCCAATCTTCGTTCAAAATTATTTGCCCGTGGTAAAAACAATAGCCCACTGTTCCTCTCTGTCCGAGGGGATCGGTGCCGGAAGGAGTGGGTCGCACTACTTTCGGAATAATTGAATCCATACCACCGATAGTTGCGGTGCCTACAGCATCCTTCGCAAAAATCACAATGGGGTAGACTTCTGCAGCACTATTTCGTAGGACTAAGGAACTGACACCACTGGTAGCACCTGCTCCCGTAGTAGTATCTCCGTCCTTATCGAATGCTACTGCCTGAGTCGTAACAAGGAATCTAACTCCTTTTACAGACCCAATCTCAAAATCCATTGCTTGCGAACTATCAGCGTATTGTTCTACCGGAACAAATCCACCTAGAGCCTCTAGATCTCTACGCAGAATTGGATGACAAATCGCTATATAACTAGGTCGTAGTGGTTGCGTAGAAACGTCAGGAGTTGCGGCCAGCATCTCTGTCATTTTTACTGCATCCAGACCCTCTAGATGTCGAATTACGGCATCAATATCTGCTGCACTTACAACATTGTTAACTGCGGCACGAGATGTCTGTCCCCCCGCATAAACCGTGTTAGAAGGATTTCTAAAAGTCTTGTAGCAGAGCAGATCCATTACTTCTGCAGCTTGCTCGGCTTGTCGAGACGTGATGATTTCGATGTATGGATCTTGTCCGATAAGTTCCATCAAATCGGTTACCGGGACGTACCTACCGTACTGCCTCACAGTTGTCGAGATGACTTCACTCTCAAGCTGATCAAAATCGGGAGTTACACCCTCTCCCAATGGTGTGTCATTCAAAGGAAACTTCTTGTACCTTCGGTGACGCATCACGTTACCTTCGTTCCTACCTTTACTGTCCTTCTGTGCAAATCTAGCGAAGGTCAGATTCTTTTTTGCCACGGGCAGCATATTTTTTTGAATGGTGAGTGCGTCCTCAGTGTTGAGGTCACCATAAAGATTGCCGCTAGTGGTTGCGAATGCACTAGTCGTAATAGCCATGTCTAATTCCTTTCAATTGTTTAACCCCCCGTTAAATTAGCCCAAAATGCAGCTTTACCTTGGGGGTCATTTACTTTTGGTTTAGGTCTCTCAGGTGTAGCTTTACGGGAAATTACCGAGGAGGCTGTTTTTCTTCGTTCAACTTTTGCCTGATCTGCCTGTAGTTGTTCGAAACTAGATTGTGGCTGGTTAACTTGTAGTCCTGCGGCTTCATCTGGGTACTCGAACAGGAATCCTCTTAGGAGATCCACAAAACCTTGTGGGTTCCCAAAATCCGTCACTACCCCCTTTCTCCAATCGTTAGCAAGCACCCACTGAGCAAACACTGGGCTGTCAAAATCAATTTTCGATGAGTTCGTGATTCCTAGTTGTTCGTTCGCCAATTTATGACGATTACCCAAAGCCTCTTGGACCTGTCGTTTCTGTCTTTCCTTTTTGAATTCTTCAATCTCGGGGTTCACCGTGTTCTGCAGTTGCTGAATGCGTTTGTCAAACAAGGTGGTCATCCCTCGAAGCAATTCGGGAAAAGCCTCTAGTTCCTCTCGAACATCTTCTGGTAACTCCTGTAGCAGTGTGCCGATATCCGGCACAGCAGGGGTCTTTTCCTGCGCTTTAGGGGGAGTTGTATCTTCGGGTGCCGACTTTTTGGTCTTGAAGTCATCAACCTGAGATTGAAGTCGTTCGATTAAATCTTCTTTCGCTTTGTTTTCACCCTTTAACTTAGTGATAAACTCTTGCGAATCTCGAAACCGCTTGGCTAACTTGTGGTCAGATTGCGGTGGTTCTTCTTCCGATTGAGGTTCCTCGGGAAGGTCATCCGGAGGAGCAACTTCTACGGAGGGTTCTGCTTCCTTTACAGAAATTGTTAAGGGTGTTTCTTTCCCGGTCACGATTTGTGACCACATATCTTCACGAGTAACTTCTACAGGGGTCGCTTCCTGCATATTAGTGTCTTCTGACATTGTCACTTTGTTTAGAGAGTTTAAGTACGAAGTCTGGATAATCCAGTATTTCCTGTAGTGCTTGAATCCTTCCGATCCTCATATTATGCTGGGATAGGTTGTCCGGGGTCACCAGTAGCTTGAGTCGGTCTGTTTCCTCCTGTATTCTGGTTTGGAGAACCTCCTGTAGGTGTAGCCATATTTTCTGCCCCCTGAGAACTTGTATCTCGTCCACGGTTATTGGGTACTTCTGATCCCTGCTGTGCTGCCAGTTGTTCACTTCGCATTTCCTCTAATACGTTGACTAATTCCCCTTCTTGTTGAGCTTGTTCTTGTTCTTGTTGAATTTGCTGTTGTTGGCGCATTGCGGCAACTTTTTGCGCCTCTTCTTTAAG